TCTTTCCACCTTTATGTGACATATCTGTCTGTGGTCCGGGCTTGCGTTCTCTACGTATCTTCATCAGGTCACGTCTGTATGCTTTCTTAGCTGGTGTACTGTTGATTGCTCTGTTTGTACGCCTATGTTTTTCACGTGACTTTTTATTCTTTCTATAGAATCGTGCTGTTCGTCCGGGATTAGGACTCAGCTTAGGTCCGGTTCTTGCCATATAATCTAGATTTAACTAAAGATGGATCTACTTTTGGTATGACTGACGCTAACCTATCTAAGGGACTACCCTCAAGGGCAACACCTGTGATGTCGTTAGTTTTTAGCCAATCACATGCAGCTTTCAGATCTGCTGTCTTTGCTTCGCCGCATTTTATTAAACGTAAAAATTCTTGGGTGACAAGGTAGTGCAGTTCATTAAAACTTTCTTCTGCTGCTTTCTTAGGTATTACCCTTGTGGTTTCGCTCATTCGATGTCTAGTCCTTTTTTAACTATTTGTAGTGCTCTGTCATCAAGTTCGTTATCTGTAGACTCTACTAGCTTTTCTAGCAGTTCAACTACAAACTTTTTAAACTTGTCGCTTTTTAGTCCTGTTAGAACTAATGGTTTTAGTAGTGCAAACATTATTCTTCTCCGGGTGTAACTACTTCTTGTTTAACATAGCGTCCGTTCTCGTCTCGCTTTGCAGCCTTTTTCTTAGCAGGCTTCTTTTTAGCAGCAGCTTCTCGTTCTGCTATAATTCTTGATAGTGTACTCATTAGAAAAACTTAAATTTCTTTTTATCTGGTTTAGGTGGTAGTAATGATTGTATAGGTACGATGTCCTGACACAAGTGAGCTACTCGTGTATTTGGTCTTATGGTAAAACCTTGACGTTGTAACTCTGCACATTTTAATGCACGTACAAGTTCGTAATCTAATTGCATCTTTTCCTCTTGACGCTTGGCAATACGTCTGCATTGCTCAAGACCACGCTTGTCTAAAGGAACCATAAAGTTAACTTGGAAACCCCAGTTCTCAGATAAGGTATAGCTACTAGGCTCCATACCTGAGTCTTCTCCGACCTCCCAAGGTTTTGTATGATTGCCCATATAGAATGGACTAAATGTCATAGTAGATCCATTACATGATATACTAGGACCATAGTTTTGACGTGACATTGAGCCGTTGTTCTGAAACTGTACGGCTTGGTTTGTCACATTACCTGTAGCTGCTGCCACAGGGTTTGAGCTATTATTTGTATCTCCTTCTGCAAACGCTGGTCCTACTGTGAGAAGACAGACAGCGATGTAGTAGTAGAGTTTATTGTGTAGTTTCTTGTAGTATTCCATTCTTCTACTAATCCAGCAGCTCTAGTTGTCGTTTCTAATGACCAAGGTAATGTGGTATCAGTTACAGTAAATACTGCATCTCCACCAGCAATACCAGCACTAGCTGATGCTGTGATATTACTACCGTTCCATGTGTTTACGGCAGCACCGAAAACCTGACGTTGCTCGACCTCAGTTATCGTTTGGGTTGTTGTAGTTGTACTGTTCATCGACCCTGTAGTAAACTGGGGTGTGACAGTATTAGCTCTTGCAACTGCGGGTGATAACAATGCTAAGAGAAGAATCAGTTTCTTCATGTCTTTGGTTTTTCTTTTTCTTTTTTACCATTACCTGTAGTCAATCCAAACGTAGCAAGTGCTCCAGTAAACACAGAAGCAACGAACGTGATATCGGCTGAAGTATTTGACTTCTTGACCATAGGTAATTCAACATAATTTAAGGTGATGATAAATCCTGACCAGATCACAACACCTAGGCGTACAAAAGCACCTAGTATTTGCATCTGCTCTTCATGGTCATCTATGTTTTCTTTGAGCTTTGTAAAGAGTCCCTTTTTTTCTTCCGGTTTTCTTTCCATTTTTTTATTTTATTATTTAAGAACTTCGTTATTCTTTCTTTAATATCTTGTATAATAGGTGTGGCTACAGTTGTAGCTGCTACGGCTGTAACAGCTGTAATAACCGTAGGACCTAGAACTTCAGCTGGTGGTATAGGAATAGGTGGTAACCCCGGCAAGTTTAGTATAGGTGCTGGAGGTTCCACCGTTTCTACAGGTTTTGTACCCTCTGGTTCTTTTAGATCACTAGGAGGTACAACCAAGGGTACATAACTAGGTACGTCAGCAGTAGGTAACGGTATAGATATTGTTTCTATATCTTTTACAGGTGGAATTACTATGCTGGGTATTTCCATTATGGATTATTCTGATTATATGTTTTAACTAAAGTAACTTGTTGTGACCAACTAGCATTTTGTCCACCATATCCTGACATCACAAAATATCTTACTTGACCTTGATCTGCCGATGGTATGGTATAAGTATGTAGTCCTGTACTTGGGTTACCCATTAAGTTACCAAAAGCTAGAGTACCAGTAGCATTTCCACTAGGCTGTGTAGAAGTCCATTTGTTACCGTTTGAATAGTTATATCTAGCAATTTGGCTAATATAAATATCACATCTGTCATGTCCTACAGGTATTGTAATACCATTTGTATATCCAGATTGGTTAAATCCAGCATATGTACTACCACCACCTTGACCATAGTTATATAGTCTATCTGCGTTAGCGTTAGAACCACCAGTTGCACTAGGATAGTATCCTGTATGACTCCAAGTCACACCACTTGCTAAACCAGTACCACCTTGTGATGTACCTCTAAACCAATAGCTAGGAGGTGGTGCAGCTTGCACAACAATATAAAAGTTTCTGTCTGTAAAGTTAGTAGCAGTATCAGTTGCTCTTAATGTAAAGTTGTATGTCGTATCTGCTGACACGTTTGGAGCTGTACCAGAAATCACACCTGTTGAACTGTTTAATGCTAAGTTCATAGTAGAAGCAGGCGTATTAGCATTAGATGTTAATACACTTCCATGTTCTGTATATGTAATAGCTTGTCCATCTGCATCTGTAGCTGCAACAGTTATGTTTACAGTAGCATTTTTCTGTATACTACCACCACCTAATTGTCCTGTAGCTGTTGTCCAGCTAGGAGCACTACCAGCAGTTACTTCTACCTCTGGTGCTGCTATAATTAAACCACCATCAGGGTTAGTTACTTTGATAGCGTAAGGTGCGTTAGCTACAGTCAACGCTGGACTTGTAATTGTAAGTTGTGTAGAACTATTAAAAGTTACTGACTGAGCAGCAATATTAGTACCGTCAGTTCCAACATAATGTACAGTTGCACCACTTACAAAACCTTCTCCTCTGACAACCATGCTTGTACCAGCTACACCAGTAGTAGCTTGGTTAGATACACTGGTAATTTGTGGTGTACTTTTTCCAACTCCAGCCCATGTAGTTCCATTATGTATTTCTAACATAGATGTCTGGGTGTTGTATCTGATAGAGCCTGCTGTACCTGTACCTCTTTCACTTGTATCTCCAGAAGGTAAAACAAAGTTACCAGTACCTAAAACCTTTGCTCCATCTGGAGTTGTTTGTAATTTAAATGTACCGTTATGTGCAAGTTTAACATCTGCATCTGAGTCAGAATAGATTTGACTATGGTTAGCACCAGCATTTTGTAAGTAAAAGTCGTCTGCTTTTACAACTAGACTACCACCGCCTGCTTCTTCGATATACGAATTATTATCACTACTAGAGTGTCTAATCTTTAAATCTTCATCAGCACCAAATGTTACTTTGTCATTATCAGCAACATCTATATCATTACCGTTACTTGCTAAATTACCACCTAGCTGTGGTGTTGTATCTTGAACTACATCAGCAGCACCGGTTGCAAATTTCTGTCTTGTAATACTACCATCTGCTACAGAGCCAGCTATGTTAAACTGACCAGCCATAGCTGCATGTGAGCTGCATTGGTAGTAAAGTATGTCAGGAGAATCATGTGGTACAACAAATTTTATTTCTGTACCATTACCTCCTCCGTTGTTTGTAACTCCTGTATTGTAGGCATCATTAGTTCCACCATTAGCTATGCTAGTTTTGATGTAGAATGGATGTCCTCCAGAGTTATTTTCAAAAATATATGTGTGACCTCTAGTAAGATAGATAGTAGGATCATTTACTGTCCCAGTTAAACCGGGACCAGTAAACGTATAATGATTCGTACCACTAGCACCAAGAGACCAACGAAGTGTATCTTCTACACCTCTTGAACTAACTTGTGTAAGTGTCATCTATCTCCTATGGTTTAGGGTATTTGTCTTTAACTGCTTTAATTGTAGTTGCCCAAGTTCCTGTAGCATCTAGTTTGCCAGCTAATAGATCTTTATATAAAGCATCTAATTGTTCACCAATTTGTGGATACTCATTAGCTCTTTTACCTTGATATTCCATTGATATATCAGTTTGTATCTGAGCTATTGCTGCGGTTTTAATTTCTTCTTCAGTAGGTATAGCTGTTTTGCTTACCCAAGAACTTTTTAACGTATCATAGTTAAAAGTTTCGAGATCACTTAACGAAAAACCAAGTTTAACTAAACCTCTGTTTAAAGTGTATTGTTTTGGATAATCTCCTTTTGTTGAGTTTACAGTTAGCTCGTAAAACTCTTGCCATTGTGTGTCTTTTGCGTGTGCCATAATCTTATGAAGGGGTTGCTACTTTGTTTAATCTAAATCTAAGTACTACGTTATACTGAGTTACACCACCTAGAGTATAGTTTGAAAGTAAGTAGTTTGTACCTGTACTCATAGTATTCATGTTTCCATCACATGACCATCTAAAATCGTACTCGTGTCCAGTTTCTAAATAATATTGTTCACCAACAGACAAATGACCAGATTCATTATCATGATAACCAATCATCGTTAAGTTAACATTTGTATTGAGTGCTCCTGTGCTGGTATATGCTTCAGCAGCTTTACTATCAGTTCTGTTGTACAAGTAGGGCATCCTATAATGTTGAGGATTATGGTTTACAAACTGACTATCTAACGTATAAGTTCCAGTTTCGTTTACTGTAAAATAATTTGACTGAGAGGTATTTATAATATTTCCATGATCCATCATACGATTATATGATAGTTGGAAATTGCTTCTACCACCAGTACCACCTACTCCCATAACAGCAGGGAAACATCTAAAGTTACCACCTGTGTCATGTAATTCAAATATTGCAAATTTATTCCAATCAGATTCTACAGTTCCAAATGATACTGATGATCCATCTGTTGTTAAAAATTTACCGGCTTGACCTGATTGACTAGGTAATCTATCTGGTACACCTTGAGCTACTAAGTTCCAAGATGCGTGTATAGAACCACCACTAGCTGGTGCATTACCTGTAGTATTAGCTACAGCTATATATGTAGAGGTATTCTGTAAACCTCCTACTGTGTCTGTGTAGGCTACAAGATCGTCAACTGTATATGCAGTTCCGTTGTTGTAAGTACCTCGCCAGACTTGTTTGATTTTTCCTAAATCTATTGTTGCCATTTTAAATTGTTGCGATTAGTTTTCCGTCTGTGTTTAAGCTAAAGGTAAATCCTGTAGCTGCAAAGACAACATCTTCAAATGCTGCATAAGTAGCACCTGAGATATTATCTGCACCACCGTTTGTGGTAGTGACTATTAAGTTAGATCCAGATGTATTAAATCCATAGACTTCTGGAGAAGATACGTTTGTAAGATTAGCTCCACTAACTGCTGGTAAGGTAGCAGGGAATCTTGCATCAGGTATTGTTCCAGATGTTAAGTTGCTTGCACTTAAGTTTGCTAGATCTACAGTTTCAAATGTAGGATCAGCACCATTGTTAGCACGTAAAAACTTACCATCAGTAGAGCTTGTACCATGTGGTAGCTTAGATAAATCTACAGCTTGGTCAGCTATTTTACCTGTAGTAACTGCAAGGTTTTGTATCTTATCAGTTGACACGGATAAGTTTTGTAGTATTGCTGTCGTAACTGTGTTGTTACTTGGTGTACCTATGTTTACAGTACTACCCATAACGACAGCATGATAACTGTCACCAGCTGCGGGCGCCGCTGATAATTTAACTGTACTACCATCTAGTGCAAAACCCTCTGATGGTGTAGATGTGCCAGCATTAGGTTTCTGTACGACACCATTAATACTTAATATAACTTGTTGTGCACTTGTAGGTGCGTTAGTTATAGTAAAGTTCTGTGTAGTACCATCAAACGCTGGGCTAAGTGTAGAGATAAAGAAGTTACCTATACTCTGAGCTTCTTCCCACGCTGAGTTAGTTCCATTATATACAAGAAGTTTACCTGTACCTGTATTAAAGAATAAATCACCACTATCAAGAGAACTTGTAGGGTTCGAGCTACCAACTCTATATCTTTCTGAGAAGTCATTTATATCACCACTAAGACTTACAAGGTCATCTTCTTTTAGTGTAGCTTTGTGGTAGTTGTATACTTGTCCACTACCTGTAGACGTTACAATAAAACGTATACCATTAGCTACAGTAGAACTATTAAAGTTAGAAGCTATACCGTTAATTGTTACAGTAGAGCCACCTACAGTTCTACCTGTTGTGCTTGTACCACTACTATTTACAACAATTCCTCCGGCGTCTGCAATACTAATTGCAACACCAGCAACAGGTTGTGTGTTAGGAAATTGTAATTCGTTTGTTATTGCTTCAAAACCACCAATCTCATCTATTCTATCTGTAACATAGTCTACCACAGCTCCGGATGTTGGAAAACTGGCATCTGTATCAGATATTGTAGTTTGTTTGGTAAGTCCATCAATCTGGTTAAGATCGGCTATGTCAGCTGTAAGAGCTGTGCTGTCAGCAAGTTTAGATGCTGTACCTGATTGCATACCAGCTAGAGTTGTAAGCTCTGCATCTGCTATCTCAGAAGTTGTAACTGAGTTAGGTGCTAGGTGTGAGCTATCTAAAGGTGAGCTAGCTATAAGAGTTTTAATCTCACTAGCCGTCTGGTCTGCTGTTGCACCAGTCTCTATGCCGTCAAGCTTTGTATGGTCAGCATCAGTAAATACATTACTATCAGTAGCACTATCTACAAGTGTCCTGATTTCTGCTGCTGTTTGGTCAGCTGTAGCTCCTGATTCGATACCATCTAATTTAGTACCATCAGCAGCTACATCTCTACCATCAACTGTACCAGATACAGCAATGTTACCTGTAACAGTGTGTGCACCTGTAGCAGCTGTACCTGTAGTAGATATGTTTTGTGATCCAAAAGCTGGATTTACTTTTGTACCATCTATAGCTGCTGCTGCATTAACATCAGCATTTACTATAGTACCATCAACAATGTTAGCACTAGCTACTGTAATGTCAGTAGGTAATGCACCACTGTTTAGTTTGTCCATTGTTACAGCATCATTTGCAATCATGCCTGTAGCAACAGTACCAGTATCTCCTGTAGTAACTACGTTACCAGTTACGTTAGGAAATGTTATTGTATTATCTTGTGTAGGATCAGCTACTGTAATTGTTGTTTCATTAGCGTTGTCAGTAGCTCCTTCAAATACTATGTCAGCATCTTCACCTAAGTTAAAGTTACCGGTCATAGTACCACCGAGAGCACTGATATAACGACCATTTACCTCTTGTGTAACGTATAAGTTCTGTGTAAAGTTGTCGTTAAGATCTTCTGATTTTATAGCTGAACCAGCATAGAATGTAGCTGATAGGCTGTCAATACCTGTCTCTCTGAATATTTTGATTTTGGCTCCACTAGCTGGAGCAGTATTAAATTGTAAGGTTGTCGCATTGGTTAATGTAAAAGCCGTTGTGGCAACCGCATCTATAGACGCCTTAACGTCTGATGCCTTAAGATATGGAAATGTAAAGGGGTAAGAGACTCTAGATCCATTACCCACATAAGAGTCTTGTGTAACAGCCATGTGCTTTAGTTACCGTAATTAATTAATTCTCGTGTTTTTAGATCCTTTTGTTGTATGTCGGCGGCTTCATCAACGTTACCTAGCTTCATCTCTTCTCTTGCAAGTTGAGCATTAATAATAGCTTCTTCGATATTAGGATTTTCGCTGAGGTATCGAGCCTCTGCAAGTTTTTGAGCTTCACGTATTATCATGTTTAGCTCTTGGTGTACAGGTAATAATTCAGTTCTAAGTTTGATTCTATCGTCAGCTCTTCTGATACTAGATCTTCTAAACTTACGTAAAGATTCAATCTCTTTCTTATACCTTGAGTTTTTCATCAGACGTTCAACTTGTTTAAACAACTGTTGTTCACCGATGTATTTATTTATCTGTTCTCTGTCTTCTGGCTTCCATTCGTATGATCCAGTGCTATCCATTTTCAGCATGCTGAGACCATCGTAACGTATGTCACGTAAGAATACACGCCATGGTTCGTTTGTACCACTAACTTTGACAGGACTGAGTGCATTAAGTGCTTTTAGCAGTGGGTTGTCAATATCGTTCAGTGCATTACCTGTCCAAATATCTATTTGATCTGGTAGCATGTTTCTAAAACCGGGAAGTTTATTCATTACAAATGATTGTACTTCACCCGCTAAATCTTTCTGTGCAGCATCTATAGCTTTTGCTAATACATATAAACCACCACTACCGGGTATCCAAGATGTCTGACCAGATATTACTTGACTGATTGCACGTTCATTACCGTTAAGCATTTCGATCAATGGTTGTATCATAGTCAATGGTGATTCATTTAAAAATGTAGCACTGACAGTCCACATAGCTTTAGACAAAAAGTTTTCTAACATATGCTCATCTAAATCAGATGCGTAATATGCCATATCTCCCATTAAAGTAAGCATGTGTTCTATACCAATTAGACCTTTATAACTATACCAGTTATTACCGATACGTATAGTCTTAGGTACATAACCCATTTCGTCTCTTTCTTTATTACGCTTAGATGCGTTGTAGTGACCGTTACCTCGAATGTTACCACCCATTGCATAGCCCCATAATGTAGCTGTAAGCATGCTACTAAAAGCTTGTCTACCTACATACTCAGATTGTATCTGTTTAAAGATAGCATCTGCAAATGGTTCTCTGCTTGCGTCTATACCATGCTCCATAAGTGCTGCTGCTATATCGTCTGCTGATTTAGCATATATAGTTTTAGAATACTTATTAATACCCGGTATAAGACTAATAGGTGTCCAAGATAATGCAGCTTTTACATAGTTAGATGCAGTACGTGGAAACGCTAGTAATTCTTTGAGTATAGGATATGCTGTAGTAGCCTCTGTAAGATAACTAGCTACGCCATCATCTAGGTTAAGTTGTATCTCACCAGAGAATGATCGTAGTACCTGATCTTTAACCAGTCCATCGTCATCAAAGAAATTCTTGTAATGTCTTTTCTCAGCTTCAAAGATCTTCTCCCAGTCTGCATAACCAAACTCACTAAACACATCTTCATATGCTTTAACACGTGAATAATAGTGTGCGTTGTGTGTGTTAGTAAATACGTCAGGAAATACCATAGCTGTCATACCATAGCGTAGACCTTTCATCTTAGACATCTGAGTTAATGCAGCTGCTGTTTTAAGCTGATATGCTCTACCCCAGTTACCATCTTTTTCGTATAACTTTGCAACATCTTCCATAATGTCCCAAGCCTTATCTGTTTTAAATACATAATCTTTACGATATGCACTTAGCATAGCAGTAGGATCTTGGTTAACTTTCTTCATCATTTCAAATGCGTCAGTTAATGCACGTCTGTTAGTTTCCCATACAGCACCATTATAGTAAAGAGTTTTAAGTACGTTATCCATGTCACCTCTTATAGCATGACCTAATACAGCTGTGATAGGTCTAAGTATAAGCTGTGTACCGTTACCTACACCAGCTCTAAATGCTGATATACCAGCTAACATATTGTTATAACGTACGCCCCACGCACCTTTAGCAAACAAGTTCATGTTTTTAGGGTCGGGACTTTTAATTAATCCAAGTGGTGTAATCTGGTCTGCTGCCCATTTGTATAGTTTAGCAAGACTGTCTACATCACCTTTAGTGTGTGCGTATGCGTCAATTAGTGGACGTAAAGCATCAGGATTAACTTGTCGTAGTCGTTTTAGTTCTTTTGTAAACTTTAGGTTCTTAGCATGTATAGAGTTTTCTGCTATCTGAAACTCGTCAAGTAATGTCTGTATACCTTCTTCCATCGTACGTGGTGGCATCTGGTCAAACCAGTTTTTGTTACGTAGTGACCAACCAGATAGGTATTTATTAAGTGCATACTCATCCATCAAGAATAGTAGCTTATCTATTACAACATCCATAGCTCTGTTATCATCTATGTATGGAGCCATGTCTGTAATTGACTGTGCAATAGTAGCAGCTTCTCTACCTAAAGTATCCATAACTCTAGCAGATGATGCTGTAACTTCTCTACCTAAGAATCTGTCAACAAGATCACGCATAGCAAACGCTGCTGCTCTTGCCTGATCTTCGTTTATAACTTCTATCTTAAACTTACCTAACATTAGATTCTTAACATCTCTATCTTCCATAAAGAGTTTTCTAATGTCATCAACATTTTTTCCGGGATCTATAATATCCATGTAGATACCCCATGCTGCTGCGTTCATTTCTTTGGCACTAAATCTCACACCATCTACAATAGCATCAAATCTACCAGCCATTCTAGCAGCTTCTCCTACACCCATCACAGCATCACGACTTGTTGACCCTACCATAAGACCTTTACGTCTCATAGAATCTGTAATTATAGGTGCTGGATCTCCCTTAGATGTACCATTTTTTATAGCTGTAGTATCGGCTATATTACGTGCTACGTTACCGGGAGGCACACTTTGTTTTGCTTTAGCTGCATCGTCAAGAAAGTCTGCATTTAAGTCAGGATCTAGTCCGTTAATGTTAAGCTCTAACTGTTCGTAGTTGTTAGCAGTTTTTCTTTCAATAGCTGCTTGATTTTCTACATTCTCTAAGTACTCGTATCTACGGTAGTAGTCATCCATATTATCAATGTTAGCTAAAGATTCCTCTAGTGCTATCTTCTCATTGATAAGCTGTTGCTCCATGCCTCGACTTAGATTCTTATTACCTAATGATAATAACTCATCAATCTCAGCAATACGTATAAGTTTGTCAGGATCACCACCCATGTTAATGTTAAGCTGCTTGTAAGCTTGTGCAGTTTCATCTTGTGGTATCATCCAGTCCATAGTCTTGTGACCACCCTTGATGTCAAGAAATGCTCCAAGTACACTACCAACTATACTAAAT